CATTAGGAAGGATTGAGTTATGCCTATTCCAATTTCCAACGTAACACGTCGAGTTGTTTACTCGGCCAGTGGCACTGGCCCGTATGCGTTCACCTTTGAGATTCTGGCGAACACTGACATTGCGGTCTACAAGGACGACGCGCTGCTGACGCTGACCACTGACTACACGGTGACCATTGCAGCCAACGGCACCGGCTCAATCACCCTGGTGGCTGCGCCTACTGGCGCCACACAAATTGCCATTGTCGGCAACCGCACCATTCAGCGCACCACAGACTTCGTGACCGGTGGCGACTTCTTTGCCAACACCGTCAACGACGAGATGGATCAGCAGACCATCTTCGCGCAGCAGAATGCTGAAGGGTTGCAGCGCGCTTTGAGCGCACCGCAGACTGACCCGACCTCCATCAACATGACGCTGCCACGCGCTGCCTTGCGCGCCAACAAAGCGTTGGGCTTTGATGCCAACGGCAACCCGGCAATTGCTGATACCCTGGGCACCAACCGTGGCAACTGGTCTGCAAGCACGCTGTACTACGTCCGAGACATCATCAAGGACACAACCAACAGCAACATCTGGCAATGTATTGTCCAGCACACATCATCTGGCTCACAACCCATTGGCACCAACGCTGATGCTGCCAAGTGGACGCTGCTGGTGGATGCCGCAGCTGCTGCCACAAGCGCCACCAACGCAGCCGCATCTGCCTCAGCTGCTTCCACCAGTGCATCAAATGCTTCTACGTCTGCAACCGCCGCGTCTGGCTCAGCCAGTACAGCAAGCACCCAGGCAAGCAACGCTTCGACCTCTGCCACCAATGCCGCGAGTTCTGCCAGCGCTGCGTCTAGTTCTGCCAGCACGGCCAGCACAGCTGCCACCAATGCTGGCAACAGCGCAACAGCTGCTGCAACAAGTGCAACAAATGCAAGCAACAGCGCCAGCGCTGCCAGCACATCGGCCAGCAATGCAAGCTCTTCAGCATCAGCGGCCAGCACGTCTGCGTCTAATGCATCCACGTCGGCCACCAACGCGGCCAACTCTGCTACAGCCGCATCCGGCAGCGCATCAACAGCCAGCACGCAGGCAACAAACGCAGCCAGCTCAGCAACAGCTGCAGCAGCCAGTGAGTCAGCAGCTGCTTCGTCAGCATCATCTGCCGCAGCCAGCTACGACTCATTTGACGACCGCTACTTGGGCGCAAAGTCTAGCAACCCAAGCGTGGACAACGACGGTAACGCATTGATCACCGGCGCGATCTACTTCAACAGCGTGGCCAACACAATGCGGGTGTACAACGGCAGCTCCTGGCAAGACCAGGCTGCATCGCCTGACACCATTGCTGAGCGCTCATTTTCCGCGACTGCCGGCCAAACCAGCTACACGTTCACTGGTGGCTACCGCGTGGGCTACACCTATGTGTACGTCAACGGCGCGCTGCTGGCAGCAGCTGACATCACTGCGACTGACGGCACCACAATCACGTTCACGTCAGCCCTGTCGCTGAATGATGAGGTTCGCATTCTGAGCTACAAGGCCATCGGCTCTGTGGCCATTGGTGACATCTCTGGCCTGCAGACTGCGCTGGATGCCAAGCTGGCGCTGGCTGGCGGCACAATGTCGGGCGCGATCGCCTTTGCTGGTGGTCAGACGTTCCCAGGAACGCAAGCCACGCTGGTGTCGGGCACCAACATTAAGACCATCAACGGGTCGAGCGTGCTGGGCTCTGGCGACATCACCATCGGCGGCTCGGGATACACAGTCAAAGTGACGAATTACACGGCTGTAGCTGGCGACAACATCTTGGCAAACACAAGCGGCGGCAGCTTCACAATCACTTTGCCAGCATCGCCAACAACGGGCGCGGTGGTTAACATTATTGACGCTGATGGGACATTCAACATAAACGCGCTGACGGTTGCAAGGAACGGCAACACCATCATGTCTATTGCGGAAGACATGTACGCCTCAACCAACGGCGCAACATTTGGACTTGTATATAACGGATCAACTTGGAGGATCATCTAATGAGCAATCTCACAAACTTTACTGGCGGCAACATCAATCCGGTGTCAGGCACCTTCGGCACTGGTCAGATTCGGATGTTTACTGCCAGCACAACTTTTACGGTGCCAACAGGCATCTCCGCCGTTCGTGTGCGGGTATGGGGCTCTGGTGGCTTGGGTACTAACGGAGCGTATGGCGGGTTTGTTGCTGGAGGGGGTGCTGGTTTTTCCATGAAAACTATTACTGGCCTAACACCCGGTGGAACTGTGGCTGTGACAGTTGGCACTGGCGGTGCCGCCACCGCCAGTTTTGGTGCTTATTGTTCTGCAACTGGTGGTGGGAATGCAAGCTCTTTCAGCTCTGGAAGCGGAGGCACTGGCTCTGGGGGCGACATCAATACAACTGGCGGTAATGGCGGAGCGTATGCCAATACCAGCATGGGTTGCGGTGGCGGCGGTGCGGCTTCAATGTTTGGGAATGGTGGAAAGGGTGGCACTAACGGGCCTTATAACGGATTTAACAGCTCTGGCGGTGCTGGCGGCGGTGCTGGTGTCCAGAGCGGTGTCAAACAGGGCGGCAACGGCGGAAGCGGTTTTACTGGCGCTGGCGGCTCGCAGACTCTTGAGAGCTCAGCCGGTTACCTAGCTGTAGGTCTTACGAATGGTCAAACAGGCACTGTGGCTGGTTTGGACTTTATCGGAACAGGCGGTGGTGGCGGTAGCAGTTCCAACGTTGGCAGTGCTGGAAACGGCGTTAATGGTGGCGGTGGTGGTGGCTCTATCAGCGGAGCATTTACCGGTTTCGGCGGTTTTCCGGGTGGGGGTTCGGTGTCTTCTAATACGGGCTCTAATGGTGGCGGTCTTGTAACTGTGGAGTATTGAAATGAAAAACATTCGTGTTGTCAACAACATTGTCCAAGAAATTTTTGTCCCGCATAGCGGCTTTGAGTTAGCCGACTGCTTCACCCCCGACGTGGTTGGGATGTTTGAAAATGCCCCAGACAACGTCGAGCAAGGCTGGATCAAACACGCGGATGGGTCGTTCACAGCGCCTGTGCCGCCCAGCATTCCGGTGACGGATACGGGGGCTGACACGGGGGCTCAGCAATGAGTTTTCCCACTCCCTCAATCAGCTGCGTGGCGAACTTGTTTGCCAAGCAGATGCACTTTGCAAAAGTTGGCGATGTCGAGCAAGGTCACAAGCATGAGTTCGATCACTTGACGTTGCTGGCTGCTGGCTCTTTGCGTGTGACCGTGGAGGGCAAAGCCACCGATTTCAAAGCTCCGCACATGATTTACATCCATGCGGAGAAGCAGCACGAATTAACCGCGCTGGAAGACAACACGGTGGCTTACTGCATCCATGCGCTGCGCGATGGCGATGGTGTTGGCGACATCATTGACCCCGCTTCTGTTCCAGTAGGTGTCGATCCGATGGTAAGGGCTAGGCCGCTCGTTAAGGTATAGCAACAAACTAATCCACCAGCAGGCCCGCTTGGGCCTTTCAGAACATCGAAAGGAGCCCAAGATGGGACGTTCTACAAACCTAGTTAGAGTTGCCAGAGGCGGCATCTTGCAAGTGGTCTACCAGCAAGTGTCTGGTTCGACCGTAGCATTGACAGCGGATGGCGATGTCCTCACGGCGTCGATTACGCCAACGTCTACCAGCTCCAAGATTCTCATCATGGCGCAGACCCATGGTGACCGCAGCACCGGATCATCTGCTGACTACGTCAATCAGAACATCCGACGTGCCACCACCGATCTGCTCACGTTTGGCCAGGGCATCGGTTACCTGATTGCCAATGCCCAGCGCTGGAGCGCCAGCGGCATATACCTGGACTCACCCAGCACGACCAGCTCGGTGACATACAAAATCTACAACGACGTGTTGACTGGCACTGCCACGTTCAACTATTACGTCGGAGGTACATCAATCACGCTAATGGAGATCGCAGCATGAGCCAGAACAACATGCCCTTGACAGACGCACAGATCGAGCAGATTGCAGAGAGAGCTGCAGAAGTTGCGCTTAACAAGGTCTACACAGAGGTCGGCAAAAGCGTATTGAAGAAGCTGGCCTGGTTGACTGGCGCAGCTGTGATCGGCCTGGCCATGTGGCTTGCCGGTCATAACGCGCTGCCGAAGGGCTGACCATGTTGAGCGCGCTCGCCATCGCTGCCCTGCTAAGCGCGGTTGAGTATCGATGCGTGCGCTGGTCTTGGGCTGGTGACGTGTTCAATCGCAAAGTGTATTGCCTTGAGTGGAAGAAGGTAGAGCGCAAATGATTGACCCCATCACAGCCCTGGCGGGTATTCAATCAGCCATCAGCATGGTCAAGAAGGCCAGCAAGGTGGCTAATGACTTAGGCTCGCTTGCCCCAATGATTGGCAAGATGTTTGATGCCAAGTCTGTGGCCACCAAAGCCATGCTGCAAGCCAAGCAGTCTGGCAAGGGTTCCAACATGGGGACAGCCTTGCAGATCGAGATGGCGCTTGAGCAAGCCAGGGCATTTGAAGAAGAGCTGAAGATGCTCTTCATGCAGACCGGCAAGATCGATGTCTGGAACAAGATCAAAGCCAGGCAGGCCGAGATGGACTTGGCCGATGCTAAAGAACTAAGCGCTTTAAAGAAAGCAGAAAAAGAAGCCAAAGCCAAAGAGGATGAGATGAACGAGCTGGCCATGATCATTGGCGGTGTGGCATTTGTTTTGTTCTTGGTGTTTGTTGGCGTGAATGAGTTAATGGAATTTTGTGCAACTACTAGAAGGTGTGGAAGATGACTTGGCTTGATATAGTTCTTTGGTCTGCTGTACCTGTTAACTATCTCTTTTGGATAGTTGTTTATCCAAGGCTGGTAAATGAATGAGTATCAAAAGACCTTTGACCTGTGCCTCAAGATATTTGTCTATGGCCTTGTGGCGCTCTACTTTCTGGGCTTCCTCAAGTTTCTTCCTGACGATCTGTCCGACAAGATCGTGAATTTATTACTTGGAAAGGTTGGTCTTGGCAAATGAAATATCTGTTACTGATATTACTGCTGGCTGGCTGCGAAGACCGCTATCGATACAAATGCCAAAACCCAGATTACTTCCATGCTGAAGAGTGTCAAAAACCTAAGTGCCTATTTACGCAGCAGTGTCCCGAATACTTGGTCGCACCAATCCTGGAGAAAAAAGTCAATGATGTCCAGTCAGAAGCCAAACCTAACAACTGAAGAGTTTGAAGTCCGGATCTGGGGCTTTGTGGTCGCGGTGGTCACGCTGATCCTTTGCTTCATTGTCATTGCACTTTTGTACTCGGTGACCTTTGTAACCCAGCCGATCAAGTCTATGGCTCCCATTGACCAGGCATACACCAAGATGTTGAACGACATTGTGTTGTTGATTGTTGGTGGCATTGGCGGGGTTATGACTAAGCGTGCAGCTGGTGCAGCATCAAGAGCCTTCACGCCACCGCAGCCAACTATGCAACCAGGCTGCCAGTCGATGCAGTACGGTTCAAGCTACGCACCACCCCAGTCTGCTTATGGCCTGCCTACCCAACCTTTTGGAGCAATGCCAGTCTGGAAAAACCCAGAGCTAGATGAGTCCTGGACACCAGGGCCACCACCCACCACCCCGCCCGAGCACATGGAGCCAGATGAGGATCGTGAAGAGATCGCAGCTGCTCGCAAGGAGGTTGACTGATGCTACCTATACCCCTGCCCTGGTTGATTGTCGGAGTCCTGATCTCACTCTTTGGGACTTACCGTGTTGGCCACCACTACGGCTGGCTAGAGCGCGATAACGACATGAAGATCGCCATTGCCAAAAAGAATGATGAGGCTCGCAAGACTGAGCAAGAGCTTGGAGCCAAGCTGCAAGACCAAGAAACCCAATTAAGAAAGGCTCAAAATGAAATTACTAAAAAGCAGTCTGCTATGCATGAGCTTGCTCGGACTGGCCGGCTGCGGCTCCCAGCCCCAAGTTGTGTACAAGCCTCCGCAGATCCCGCCCCTGCCCCAGGAAATAGCAACACCGATGCAAGCGAATCTGAGCGACAGACTATTGCAGCTCTTATCGACCTCGCAGCCGAAGGAGACAAAGCCATCACCAAGCACGCAGCCTGCGTCAGCGCCTACAACGAAGTGAGGGAGCTGATCAATGGTAAACAGTGAACAACTCAAGCGGCTAAGCATTGACCCAAGCCTTGCTGACGCATTCAATGAAACCTTTGATCGCTTTGGCCTGGTAACAGTTGAGCAGCAAGCATGCTGGATCGGTCAGTGTGGCCATGAGTGCGGCAACTTCAGAATCATGGAAGAGAACCTTAACTATCGCGCTCCCACCCTGCTCAAGCTATTTCCTCAAACACCGAAGCGTGCATGGGGCTTTACGCCTGAGTCGGCTGCCGAGTATGAGAAGCAGCCAAAGAAGATCGCTAACCGCATCTATGGCAATCGTATGGGTAACAGGGATGAAGCTTCTGGGGATGGGTTCCGGTTTCGCGGCTCCGGATTTCTCCAGCTGACTGGCCATAGCAACTTCTACCACGCAGGCCAGGCACTGGGCGTTGACTTTGTGATGGAGCCAGAGCTGGTGCGAACGCCTAAGTATGCAGCCATGACAGCTGGCTGGTTCTGGCAGACACACAAGCTCAATCAGTATGCTGACAGCAAAGATTACAAAACCCTGACCAAGAAAATCAACGGTGGCTTTATCGGTCTTGAAGACCGCATTCACCACATTGAAAAAGCAATCAAGGTTTTGTTGAGCTAGTTACTGGGCAGCGCCCAGGGCATTGATCCGACGCTGATAGCCAGCTGTGTGCCTGACACGTTTCATGGTGTCAATGCGGCCAAGCGTGTCAGCGTTGCACTCCTTTAGTTCTTTCAAGATTGTCATGCGCTCTCTGGCCGGGCGCTTGCCTGCCCTGGCTGTTGCCTCTGCCAGGTCTTCATAGGCATCTTGCCATTCGTCCAGCGTGGCCAGCACTGTGTGTGGCTGCTCTTTGCCTGGCACCATTAAACTGTAGCCAATAGCAACATCAGTGACCTGGTCGCTTTCTATCTCAATCACATCAACAATGGCTTGCTCGGCCTCGACAACCTCAACAGGCTTGGCCACCAAGTCAAGTGGGTTGGCTGGCTTGTCCACCGGCACTGGCTTGGCTTCGTCAGGATAATCCTGGGCTTCCTCAACTGAGATCATGCCTTTCAGCACATCGGGGAAGGCATCACGCAGAGCAAACCCCCTGGCACGCATCTGCAGCATGCGCTTAGGGTATGCCGTCCATGGGCCACCTTTGCCCCACAGTCCAGCACGCTTGGCATCTTCGACAGAGAACCTGGTCTCAACTGGCTTGCGACCTTTGCGCTTGGCCACACACACGGCCACAGGGTTTGGTGTGCCCTCGCCCTCAAAGTACTCTTCAACGTCCTCACAGACCGGGCTGGCCTGCACCAGGGCCATCATGGCATCACCGTACACACTGGGCTTGCCATTTATCACGGCAATATTTTGTAAGCTTTGCATGGGTGCCAGGCCCATCTCATAGCCCCACTGAATGCACACCAGCACATCATTCGCTTTGCCCTGGTAAGCCTTGGGCACCATGCTTGAGTTGGCCAGCATCTCGCTAAATTGCAATGCTTCACCCATTGTGGTTGGGGCAAACCCGCGTTGGTTAGTGGTTTGCAATTGCATCTTGTTCCTCCTTTGTCAGCTCTGCGTTGATGGTGGCAATGACTAGTTCGGCAATGGCCTCAACGGCCCTCTCTGCCAAGTCTCTGGGCATGTCTGGGGCAGCTTCAAGCATGGCCAAGACTGCCTTCTCATAGGCTTGGTGAATTGTGTTGACGTTCATGCTGTGTACTCCTTGATTGTTAGTGTCGATTGGCGAACGGTGTATGCCTCTTTGGCCGGCATGATCCGCTCAGGCGCTGCTTTAAAGTTGCGCATGGGCCAGCTGATCACATACTGGCCACAGCGGCCACGCTCAGCCTGACCGAGGGTTGACTTGATTAACATTTCTGCCGTTTCAATGCTGGCTTCAGCTGCCCTGATCATTGCTTTGTTTTCCAAGATGCCTTTGGCAAGGTCAGTCACGTTAGCCGGCAGCTCGATCTCTTCTTTGCCTGCAGCATGGGGATAGATCCGATCCAGCTCTTTGCTGCTGGCCGGTGGATACCAGTCGATCTCCCCTGTCTTGGCGTATTTGTCTAGCTTGCTTTGAAACTCAAGAGTTTTTTTGATTATTTCTTTCTGAGTATCAAAATGCACAGCAAACAAAAACACCCGCAGCTCGATGCCCTGGTACAGCACGCACACAGCGCCCCATTTGTGGCCAGTGATCAGCATCTGCCCTTGCAACTGGATAGGCCCACGCGCCAGGTCAGGGGTGTCCTCTGGCATGCTCTTGGTCAGCTTGGCCTCAAGCACGCCTGGGCCGTCCAAGACTATGGAGTCCTGGCCCACAACATAGATGCCTTCTTTGGTATTGGTAACGATTGTCTGACCGTTGCCAATGCCAATACCATCTAAGCTGCAGCTGATCGGCACACTGTCGTGGCTGTAAGCCTGGTTGATCTCTGTGTCAAATTTATCCAGACCCAGCCGCGCAGCTGCTTGAGTCAAAATTACAGGCTCTAAGGTATTCCCCCATGCCATGGCTTCATTGCCTATATCTGGTCTCTCCTTACCGTCAATTGCTGAAAGTGAATACTGCAGTTCATCATTGGGTGTCGAATATTTACTGAAACCCAATAATCCCGGCAAACGGCTAGCACTCATATGCTTGTCGCTTGTCAATTTTCCCGCCATTTTTATCTCCTTTTAGTCTGCCAATGCGTAAACGCGGATGACCCTTGCATGCGCTTCTTTATGGGAAGCCTCGCAAAGACCGATTTTTTTGAATTGTTTGGTGCGGAAGACCGCGCCCAAAACACTGGGGTGGACACCGTTGGGCACCTGGATGTGGGCCCGAATGTCATTGATGGATACCTCACCCTTGCGCATGGCAATCTGCATGGCAATGCTTCGGCACCTGGTTAAAAACTCGGCATCCCGAACCTCGAACATGTCGAGCTGGGAATTGCGGATTTGTTGGCCAGCAGTTTGCTCAAGCATGGCTCACCTCTTTGGGTGTTTTTGCACGCTTGACAGTGCTTTTGGCCTCCTCATTGGCAGCCACTTCGGCCATAGGAATCCAGCCAAAACGTCGCCAGGTAAGCTGCACATTGGTTGCAGCAGCTGTTGTGTACTCGCAACCTTCAGCGAGAGTTTTTGTGGGGTAGGTAGTTTTCTTCATGATCAGAAAACCACCAAAACAGAAAAACACAAAACCACAACTGAAGCCACAAAGCAAACGGCTACAGCTAGTTTTTCAAGGGTACTTTCAGATTGGTCGGTACACCATAGGTAGTGTTTTTCACTTTCATAAACACTATATACATCGTATGAAGTAGGATTCAACGTGATGTAATTTCGAGGCCAGTTCGAGTTAGAACCAACATTAAGACTCTGCGGCTGCTGTTTGATTATGTTCATGATTTAATCCTTTTTGGTTAATTGCAGTATTGATTAGGGTTGCTTTGTATCAAATCCAAACTCCAATATGTCTCCTAACGCTATAGGTAGTGTTTTCTCCTTTCTTACTTTCTTGAGTTTTTGAGCCGCATCTGCAGTCTTTTTAGCTGCAGATTTTAGGACATGAGACGGGTCTACATAACGCAATTTAAACTGAGCCTTTTGGAAATGGCCACGAGCCAGCATCACGCGCAAAACCGGATCGCCTTCAACTTCATATGCAAGTTTCTGCAGCTCACGGTTAAGTTCTGAAACAACAACAGCTGCCTTTTTAAGTTCTTCCATGCGAGTCAATCTGAAGTCAAGCCTGCAATTAACTGGCCGGCCTGAGCGTGCCAAAAACGCGCCCAACTTACCGTCTTCTGATGGAAAAAATTGTGCCCAATTCACCAACTCTGGTGTGTTTCTGTCTGCCAAAACTTCTGCTCCTTTCAACATACAAACTCTACTTTTTGACCTAAATCAAAAAAAGGGTGACTACTATAATGTGACACTGATATACAAAATTCATTACAAATACATGACCTTTATTGATGTATTGATGTAAGGATTTTGTAAGTTTGACAAACAGGGTGTTCATTTAGTGATCCTGGCCATAAGGTTCTTGACCTGAGTTGGAGACCACTCGATGTTGCCGCGACGTGTTTCGATTTCCCTGCTGGCCAGTGCCTGGGCGATCTCGCGCAGGGTTTTGGCGCCAGACTTCTTGATCGCTTCCAAGACCATGGGCCGAACGCGCTCAGCGTAGGCATCGGCCTTTTGAATGATCACTTTGGTGCCGGCCACTGAGCCGAGCATAGGTGTCGGGCTGCCAAGCTTTACGCCCTTCTTCTTTAACTCGCCCAGCGCTGCTTTGGTACGCTCACCGATCTTGCGTGCTTCCCACTCAGCGAAGACCATACGCATCTGCAGCAGCTCGCGGCTGGCTTCTGGGAAATCTGCGCACACAAACTTAACCTTCGTGTCGTTGAGCAGCTGCGCACCAAATGCCAGGTCGCGGGTCAGACGGTCAAGAGATGCAACTACCAGGGTGGCCTTCTCTTTTTTGCACAGCTTGATAGCGTTGGCCAATGCTGGGCGCTCATTCATGCGGCCCGACTCGATCTCTGTGTACTCACCGATCAGCGACCACTTGCCACCGTTCAAATAGCCCAGGATGCGCTCGCGCTGTGCATCGAGGCCCAAGCCTGATTTGCCCTGGCGATCTGTAGAGACCCGGAAGTAGGCTACGAATTTGCCGTTATGAACTGTCATCACGAACTCCTGTGCGCTTTATCTGCGCTGTTGTGTACATGACCCAAATGTAACCGATGTATATCAAAACGTACAAGATGCAAACCCTACACTTTTGTCGGGTATTATTATTTGCTTGCGTGTACACAATCCAAACGTAACAATCGGAGGGTATATCTAACTGACATCACCACCATGCAAGACACCAAACCCAAACCATTCCTAATGCGCTTACGTCCTGACACCAGGTCGCTGCTTGACAGAGCTGCTGAGGATCAAAGCCGCTCTCGCGCCTCACTCATTGACCAGTGTGTGCGTGAGCAGCTGCAGCCCCGCTATGGCCAGCTCAGCCCACGCCTGGAGCGCTTTCTGTCTGGGGTTAAACAATGAACCACGAAGAGGCTTTAAAGATGCTCAACATGGCCAAGGACGGCCAGCCGATCCCAGAGGACGTGCTGACCGAGGCGCTGTTCATGACGGGAGATGCTGGCTGCTGGCGCGACATCCCCTGCCCTGACGTGCATGCATTCGTTGAAGACATGCGCAAGGCGGGCCTGCTATGAGCGCCGCCATCTACTTCGTGGTGCCTGGTCAACCCGTTGGCAAGGGCAGGCCCAGGGCAAGCACAAGGGGCGGCTTTGTGCGCATGTACACCGACACCAAGACGCTGTCGTATGAGGCCGCCATCGCGCACCAGGCGACCTTTGCCATGTCGATGTGGTCGGTGTTCGACACGCCCATCAGCCTGCGCGTGGTGGCCTTCTACGGCATCCCACCGAGCTGGCCAAAGCACAAACAAATGTTGGCGCTAAACAATGCGTTGATCCCCGGCAAGCCTGACCTGGACAACGTGGCCAAGGCAGTCCTGGACGCGCTCAACGGCGTGGTCTACCAGGACGACAAGCAGGTGGTCAAGCTGGTCGCTGAGAAACGCTATTCGTACGACCCCAGGATCGAGGTCTACGCGCATGAGGTATGTCAATGAGTTTTGCAAAGCACCAGGTCAGCTTGAAAGGCAGTTCTGTGAACAGCCAGCCATACAAGCTGTGCCACCGATGTGAAGAAAAGAAGCCACCCGAAGG